TAAGGTCTATTCATAAACATTGCTTTTTTAGGTGTATTATCTTCCACCATGATATCTTTAGCTAATTCAGCCATTTATTGTCTCCTAGGGTTAACGTAGCCTTATTGGGGGTTAAGTAAGCTAGTTCTAATTGTGGATTATTAACGTGAAGCTAATCCACCTCGCTTCATCTTCTTAACTTTAATCTTTTGTTTCTTTTTACCTGCAAGTCCACCTATATTGAAACCACCGGTGTCTATGCTGTCAGAATAGCCTGAATCTGAATAGCTATCATCTTGACTGCTATCATATGATGAGTTATCAGAAGTAGATTGAAACTGATCACCGGGCTGAGTTGTACCTACAACATCACTTGTATCAGGTGCTGTAGACGTAAATGCATCCTCTGATATACCTTTGTCAATATTGCCTAGACTGTCTACAAAATCATCATCTAAGCCTCTGTTTATTTGATTACCTTTACCAAACTGTAGTCCACCTTGTATTGACCTCATGTCTTTTTCTTCTCTAAACTCTTTTGTACCTTTTTTTGCACCTTCTCTACCTTTAAACTCTTTATCTAAGTAGGATTGACCCATGTCAAACATATCTTCTGGTCTTATGCCTCTATCAAAGTCTTTTTGTATATTTTTAGCTTTTACTATAGCAGTGTCTAGTTTTTTAAGACCCGGAAGTTCAACTCCAAACTTTTTAGCTACCTCACCTACAACAGCAGATTTCATTCCAACAGCTTTAGCTATTTCAGCCACTTGACCTACAGCTTGTGTTTTAATTTGTTCAGCTAACGCAGGACTAACTTTGTTAAAGTCAGCTTTACCTGTTGTCTTATAATCTTGTACAGATGCTAACCCAACTGTTCCATCAAAGTTGTATTGTATAGCATACTCTACACCACCTATAGTTGTTCTAGCACCACCTAAGTCAGCTACTCCTGTATCATCTCCACCATCATCAGTGCCTTGTACTCTTGTAGACTGAACTGTCTTACTTTGGCTTTGAGCTTGGTCTACCTTATCTGTTTTAAGCATATAACCTTCAGGAATATTATACCCTACTAAAATTTTACCATCTCTAAATGGTACTTGTATTTCAGCACCTGCTTCATTTATATAAGTTTTGTATTCATCTGCTGCGGCTGCTTCACCACTGTCTACACCAATCAAATCTTTAAATTTTAATTTTCTATCTGCTTTTGGAATTGTTGGTGCTTTATAACTATAGCCACCTTTAGGTGCTTGACCTGCAAAACCATTAGCAGCATACACCACTCCACCTTGAGCCATATCCATGTCTTCACTATTATACTCTTCATTTTCATCTATGTCAATATCATTTATGTCAAAAGGTAAATCATCTGGCATTGAAGCCTCTTCACTATTACCCATCTGACCCATGTTTTCCATTTCTTTGAGACCCATCTTAGCTTGTTGTCTCATCTGCATTAGATTTTGTAAGCCTATATATCTAACTACGTCTGCAGGAAATACAAACTCTCCCTCACTTAATTGTGCTGGTATGTCATCTCTAACTTCTTCTTGTGTTGAACCCGGAGGAACATCATTACCTGATACAGGGTCTATTGTGTTACCCTCATCTTTGAGTCCACCATCTTCAAACATTTCCATTTGATTCTTTAGCATATTATTGTTCCCCTTCTACTATGGATAAATTAGGCTTTCCTATTTTCTTTGCTCCATCTATATCTGTAAGTCTATAGTAGGCAACTGAACCGTCTGCTTCTTTAAATAAATAAACAGGCTCTGAATAAAGAGTTTTTTGTGGAAACTCCTCTTTTATAACATTAGGATTGTTAAATAATTTTTTGTCTGTTACAGGCAAGGAGCTAACAAAGTCAATCTTTACAGTTTCATCATTTGGCAATCTCAAAGTATCACCCTCTTTAAATTTACTAAAAGGTTCTGTTTTGTGTAAGTCTGTCATTCGTGGGTCTTTTCCAATCTTATTAGAAAGATTATATAAAAGTAAATCTTCTTCTTTGCCTGATGTGAGGTGCTTACCCCCTCTTATATCATTAACTAACTTTTCATCAAAGTATTCATACATAGGTGTGTGTGCTATATTTAAATCCTCTGCTCTATTTATATCACCAGCTTCTTTAATTTCTTGTCTTCTGTTAGGAAATTTAGTTACAGACATTTCATCACCGTCTATAGGACTCGTAGTATTACCACCGGAATCTACTTTTACACCTTGTCCTTGTAATACACCTTTTTCACTAGGCTTCATTGTATTTCTAAATATATTATTAATAAATATGTCTCTTTTCACTGGATCAGTTGGAATTTTTACTCTAGGGTCTTTTTCTGCCATTTTTAATATTCTTTGATATTCTATGTCATCCTCTACTATTTTTCTAGCCTGCACTTCACCCGGAGCTTTTATGTATAGTTTATGTGCTTCAGCTTCCATTAGTACTAAATTTCTAGCTTTATGTTGTGTTATAATACGTTTTTTTATATAATCTTGATAGACAGGACTTCTACTAAGGCTATTAGCTAATTCTTCTTCATTTTCTAGTGTTCCATCTATTCGTGTATCATAACCCTTATAAACTTTTGGTTCTACCATTAGTTGAACTCCACTTTTATCAAAAGACCCAATATCTGCTAAAGGTAATTCCTTAAAATATCCATCAGATTCAGTTTTGTTGTATTGCCCAACTATATTTTTATATTCTCTTTTTACTAGCTTATCTGTTACAGATTCTAATAACTCTTTATCTAATGTTCTACCTACTGGACTTTGTTCAAAAGCAGAACGTGCTACTTTTTTTTCTACGTTTACATTAGTTACTAAACTTGTATATGTGTTGCCAAAGTTTGTATTAGCATATAAAAATCTATTACCACTGCTTCCTGCGTTAAACCCTTCCCTATGTTGAATAGCATGTTGAATTTCGTGTAGAAGATTAGCTCTAACATCACTTGATTTACCACCTCTAACATAGATTGTTTCTGCACCTCCATGTCTACTGTAAATAGCTTCAGTACCTTCAAGCTCTTTCATTGCCTCGGCTGGGTCTAATTTTCTTTCATTTATATAGGTATCAAAATTTTTTACTTTAATATCTTTGATTAGTCCGTAGTCACCATTGGATGCAACACTTGCGTAGTTTCTATACAAATCTTTAGCATTTAGCATTTGCTCTAAAGTAATTCCTTCTGCAGGTATGTTCTTAGAATTAAAACCACCATCTATAACACCAAGGTCTTTTAAATATCCTTCATTAAATTGAAAGTCAGCAGTAGATAATTTATACCGTAATTTACCATCTTTATACCTACCTGTTTTTGGATCTTTTGTGCCTAGTTGACCTCTGTAAACACCAGTTTGTTTATATAGTCTATCTTTAACTTCATCAGATAATTTAGCATAACCTTCAGCAGTATAGTCATTCCCCATTCCTATTTTTTCTAATTCCTTGCCTTCCAAATATCTGTATATATTTGCAGCCTCTGCACCATCAGGAGTTTTTATTCCTATTTCACTTAAATTTATAATAGGTTGATTAGGTTCTCCACTGTTAACTGTTTTAGTTGTTTTTGCTGCATCTACTGCTGCGGCAGCTATCTCTTTATTCTTTATTTGATTTATATTACCCATTTGAGTAGCTGTGTTGTCTACATTTCCTGTGACTAGTTGAGTAGCTCCACCCGGAGGAACATCACCTCTTAATAAATTTGTTTGTGTTTTAAATGCATCTTGTAAAAAGTCATATAACTTTATAGCACCTTGAGTTGCCTTTACCCCACCCTTTACTGTTGCAACAATAGCACCTGCAGGAGATAATATCTCACCTACTATTTGGTCTACGTTAGAAGCATCAGATTTTATACCTGTGATTTCAGTAAACTTTTTATCAAATGCATCTCTGCCATAATCTTCTCTAACTTTGTTTAGAGCATCCTTAAATAACAATGCTTTAGGACTACCCTTCTCAGCTAGGTAATCATTTACAAAGTTAACACCCTCTATTACATCAGAAGGTAAGCCTGCAAAACCTGTTAGTAAACCTGTGCCTATAGACTTAGCTGTCTCTTTATTTTCTTCCAATTTAGCTTCTTGTCTTGCTTCTTTTATTTTAGGTTTATATGATTCTAGTAATGCTTGAGATTCCACAGGATTAAAAGGCTTACTTTTGGGTATACCTCTAGTACGTGTTATAGAAGAAGATGCATCGTCTGCATAAGGTAACTCTTCTGTCTCTAATAAGCTAGTCATTTGTTCATTTAAATCAGCCATTGTTTGAGTTTACTTCATCCCTAAGTTTCTTTAGTCTGCGTAATAATGTTACAGCACCTTGTGCTCTATGCATTATAATAGTATCGTCTGTTTGTTCTAACAACTTATGTTGCTGACTTATTAGATAATCAACGTAATCATTGAAGCTGTTCAGTAGCTTGAGATTGCTGATCAGTGGCTTGAGGTTGCTGAGTATTTGCTGCTTGTTGCTGTTGTCCATCTTGAGGTGTTCCTGTAAATCCTTGTTCTCCCGGAGTTGGTGCTACTCCAGTTCCAATAGTTCCACCACCTGCTCCTGTTGGGTCCATAGGATTTGCACCTGCGGGTGGTTTTTGTTGCTGATCAGCGGGGGGTCCTTGGAATTGTTTCATAAGTTCTGCTTGTAGTGCAGCCTCATCCATATTATTTGTAACCTTATCAGGGTCTAAGTCCATTGATTTTGCAATCTCCCTAATAACATATTGAAATTTAGCAAAAGGTGCAAGAGCTGGATTAGATGCAACTTGTAAAAACTGCATAAGTCTCTGACTACGTACTTCATTAGCCATTAAGCTTTCCGTACCTCTAGCCTTAACTTCTAAATCACCCTTCAAGCTTTTATCAAAGTCAAACTGCATATTAAATCTAAATAATCCTTCACCTAAAGGTTTAAGTAAATAATCATCTACATTCTTAATAACAGTTTTTATACTACCACTTGCTGCGTTCATTAACATTGATATACCACTAGCTGTTCTACCTACACCTGACACACCTGTTTGTCCGTGTGAAAATGATGGCAGTCCAGTACTTTCGTCTGCAAGTTGTCTAGCCTTATCAAATAGCTGTAAATTCTCTTGTGAGACATTAGGAAACTTTGTGCCAAATATTGCTTGACCCGGAGCTCCACCTTGTCTTCTAAACACTTTTCCGGGATACACTGATAAGTCTTGTCCGGGAACTAAGTTTGTTTCATCTACCTCTATAAGTAGATTACCTGATAACACTGCGTTGTCTACAGACATTCTCATAAAACCATTCATAAGTGTCTGCGTATCATCCATGTTTTCAGCTATACCAACACCAAAGAATGAATAAGGATTCAACTCATATGGTGCAGCCATGTATGGTATTGTAGATGGCTTGAAAGGATTAAGAACCATTCTTATTAATTTGCCATTGCATATCCACACATTAACTTGCAACTCGTCTAATTTCTGTAATTCTTTAGGTATGTCTACTTCTTGTTCTAGTAGCATTTCAGTATCACACATACCCCAATACTCAAGAACTTCATATCTTTCCACACCGTGTTCAGGTGCATAATCAGATAAGTCATCTTCCCATGATTCTTTTGTGTAGTTCTCACCTTCTGCTATAGCAGATTCTATGACCTCACTTCTAAAATGTGGTCTCTTCTTTAAGGCTCGTAGTTGAGAACGTGACATCTTATGTCTCTCAATCACAAACTGTGCTTCATCCATATTGTTTGCGTCAGGGTCTGGATAAAAGTTCCAAACAGATACATGAGATACTTGAGGTACAGTTTTAAGTGTTGGGTCATATTCACCTTCTTCATCCCAATTAGGATACTCTTTGTCTATAGCAAAAGGACCTTTCATAACACCTGTACCAAATAAAGCCATTTCAAATGCTGTACTACGTAGGTGTTTACTTGCACCTGATTCTTCTAATTGGTCGTGGATTTTCTTTTCCATATTTTTTGCCGCAACCAACGCAGGGCTGAAAGTAATCGCTGAAGGAGTTTTACCAACTTCTTCTTTAAGGTTGTCAATATCTTTAAGCTTTTCTTGTAGAGGACCAAGCATTTCTTGCAAACTCTTGGCAGTTGCACCTTTAGGAAGTTCTTTACCATCTCCCTTAAACCCATAAGGTGAGGATGATAAACTAGTGCTTCCACGCAACTCTTTAGGCTCTTTAGGATCAAAACTAACATCTTTAACTACTCCTTCTGGTAGTTCCGTAGGGTCTACACTCAACGGAAATCTATTGTTAGCAAATAAAACATCAACAATCTGTCCATAGGCTGCTAATGTTTTAGTTTTAGTTACTTTAATAAACACACGAGATTTTTCAGCTTCCGTAAACTGAACATCAGAACCATATAAACCTCTATAGTTTCTGTAGGCTCTTAACCATCTCTGCTCGTCTTGTTCTCTATAATCTTCTGCACGATGGTATCTCTCCATCACAAAAGGTATTATGTTGGTAGTATTAACATCTGTAATAGTAGTGTCTTTAGAATCTTCTAAAGATATTGCTTCATTATCTACTATTATTTCATCATTTTCATCCATGTTATATCCTTAATATCCAAATGTAGCATCTGCTACCGGCATAGAGTGTGTTGGCACACCTCGTGGGTCATAATCAAACAAACTAAATCTTGGTCTTGACATTATACCATATCTTAATGCATCATACAAGTGATCTTCAGCTAAAGTGTCTACATCCTCTGGGTTTCTTTTATCTAGAGGTATAGATGGTAATTGTGATGTGGTATTTACACATGTATTAAAAAATACAAGTCTTGGTTCTTCTGTAAATTCATCTACTTGCAAACGTCTATGTATCTCGTTTTTACCTGCTACACGACTACCTTTACTTCTATCTGAAGGTCTCCAACGACATCCCCTCATAATCATCTGTTCTGCTAGAGAAGGACCAGTATCTCCTCGCTTGTGCCATAAAGAGCTATCTAGTACTCCGTATCTTATGCCACCATCTCCATCTTCTAAATCTAATATTATATCTGCCAAATCTGTTGCAAGGACTTTGCTAACGTAAAGCTCTCTGTAGACAATGATTTGTTCAGATGGTGATACAGCAAACCAAAGAACACCAGACTTACTACCATAACCATAATCACATGCTCTAAACTTAACCCAATTATGAGGTACATCAAAAGGCTCAACAACATGGATATTCCTATCAAACTCAGTAAAAGCAGCGCCTTCCTTAATATCCCAATCGCCATCAAGTAATTGCCTTCTTTGTTGTTCAGGTAGTGATAATAACATTGCCTCGTAATCCCCTTGTTCTGCAAGGTAAGGATTGTCAGATAATCTTGCGGGGATAAATCTCCTCTTAAATAAAGCTTTACCAGCCTTTGCATGTCCTGCTGGGTATCTAAGCACTTCTGTTGTTTCAATATCTGTAGCATCAAATGAGTTTCCGTATGGAGCAGGGTCTATAAACATTTTTTTAACCCAGTGATGACCTCTACCTCCCGGGTTTGTTGTTGCTCTCATAAATATTGGTAAGTCCTTTGCTACTGACCTCAATCTAGAACGCATATAATTCCATGCGTATGGTGTTGCCCACTGTGTTAACTCATCAAAGCCTATCCAACTAAAGGCTAAACCTTGATACCTTAGTACATCGTCATCTCTATCTAAATAAGACATCCACAACCTAGCACCTGACGGTGCAACCCACTGCATCTTTCTTTCTGACCATTTAATTCCCGGAATAATCTTTGGGTATATTTCCTGAGATTTAAAGATCAACTCTCTTAATTCTTCTGTTGTGTGTCTTAGTAGTAGTCCACTAAATGATGGGTGACTCATATATCTCAATGGGTCTGCTAACATGGCATAACTCTTGCCACCACCTGCTGAACCACCATATAGTACTTCTCTTTCACCTGCTGCTAAAAACTCTGTCTGAGGTCCGTCATTTGGTTTAAAAATAATATTGTGCTTCTGCTCAATAGGTATTTCTGTTATACGTTCAACTTCTTGGACTTTAGACTCAAGAGTAGGCTTTTGCACCGGTTCTTTCTTGCTCAATTTCTTTCGCCTTGGAGATCGCCGCTTCTGCATACTCTGCCCACTTGCGTAGGCTTCTAGCTTGGTTCTTACGTCTTTTTTCATTCTGTAACCTTTTTCTGAGTCCTACATGTGAAATATATCTATCTGTTTGTTTTGATAGCCAATTAGCTACTTGGCGATAGGAATACTGCTTCACATATTTTCTAGCCATTTCTAATTTATCTAGTTCTTCTTTTATAGGATTAAGTGTCTCAGGGTCTTGCTCATCTTGTATGTAACCAAATGGCACAGTTCTAGCTATACGTGGTATTTTAATCCACTCATCATCTTCTTTTAAATCTGTTGGCTGGGGTAATTCCCAAGTTCCTATACTTCTGTTATTCATTACTTCTTTTTCTTTTTAAGATTATCTATAATACCATACTTTTTAGTTTGTGGTGTATATTTTTTTTTGGGAGTTCTATTTTTTAAACTATATACAGCTCCACCTACATGAACTTCATCATATTTATCAGAATTAGATGCTGTATATTCATCGTCTACTATTCTTGCATAAGCTCTTGCAGGATTTAATTTATCTAGTTTTTCTACTTTTTTACTTTTTCTATCTGTCTTATAATATTTTTTAAATTCTTTTGCACCAGACATAGACCTACTATTTTTATTACTCATAACTTATTCCTTTCTACTTTTTTACTCGTCTTCTGCTTGTACATTCTTAACTGGCATAAGCATAACACCCCCTGTAGACTCGACCTGCATCTTCTCTGTCTTCACTAAGCCTGTTCTATCAAGTAATTCTTTTGCTGCAGTCATCTTCTCTCTCATACCTAACTCTGTAGGGTCGTTGATTCCACTAACCATTGCAACAGCTGCTCGTGGAGCATTACGTGCCATGAACATTTGAGTAGCCTCTAGAACCTCTTCCTTGATGCCTCTGACGATGTCTGACGTAGAACTGGTAGGTGCATAGCCTGCAAGTAGTTTCGCCTGTGTAACATCCCCATTTGCCTCATCAAACAGTACATCTAAAAACTTCTGTTGCTTTTCTGTTAATTCTTTTGCCATTATGATTTCTTCTTCTTTGTTTTTTTCTTCACAGGTACTATACCAACCTTAACTTTTGTAACACTGGCTATAGTAATAGGCTTTTTCTTCTTCTTAACAAAAGAAGTAATCTGAGCTTTACTAAGCTTTGGATACATCTTAGCTAGGGAAGCAATCATTTTGTTATCTGATGCTGACATTAGCTTTT